CAGCCGTTGGGTGGCCCGACAGTGAAAGCGTGTCCGCAGCAATATCACCAGTAGACCCACCCAACGGCTGCTGAGACACTGCGATAGACTTGACCGCATACCCAGTCTCGCCGTCCACCCCGGTAGGGGTGACTTGAAATACTGTAGGTCCGCCACCGACCGCATCAAATATCGACGCGCCAACTAGCGCGTCATCAACGAACCCGCCAACCTCTGCAGCCACAGTCCACAGCCCGCCAACATTTGTGCGTGTCCCGCCAGAACCGAAAGTCGTAGAATCCCGCGTCTCAACCTCGTAGGTGAGCGAAATCGAATTAGACTTCGCAGTCAGATCGACACCGCCAAGAAGGATGGTCGGGTTAGTTAAAACGAATGTGCTCACTTGTCACCCCCGTAGGTAGCGGCCCGTGGTGGCGCCACAATCGGTGCGATATGCCCGCCACGTTCCAACTGGCGTGCCTGCACCGGGTCGTCTATAGTGACAGTCCTGCCCGGCTGCACCCCTGCGACCGTGTGCGAACCGACAACTTTGTATCTCATCTTTATACTCCTGCCGCGACTACGCGATAGCGAAACTCGATACCGATATAGGACTGCTCCGCATCCCCAGTCCCAAAGTTGAAATCGACCGGATCGGCAGACAACTCGAAAACGTCGTTAACCTTGCCGCCCAGCGTTCGGTCACCCAAGATCGCGGTACGCACCGACGATGTACCCGTCGCATTCAGATACAACTCGAGGTTCTTTTCTGCTGAACGGTCAGACTGGCGAGCCACAACCACCCACAACGAAACCTCGTAAGTGTCGGTGCCACGGGCAAACGTTTCGGTTTGCTGACGGGACGGCATTCCGACGATCCCCGCCGGTGGAGAGAACTGGCCCGGGATAAACGAGAACGCCCGCAGCCCTACAATCGTGTCGAGCCGTGTGGCGAACCCGCCACGTATCTCACGTATGGTCGGGGCAGCCATTAGGCAACCACCAGACCGGGTGCGATACCGCCACGCCGATACGGATTCAACAGCACCTGCACGTGACCGTCCATATACCGTGACGACATCCCTATCGTGCTACCGTCCATCGTAATGATGGGTGCAGCACCTTCCTTCGCCACCTTGAAAAACAGGTTTGCGAGCCGGATACACGCTTGGTGTACCGGTTTGGGTACGGTCGCCCAACCGAAATCGCCTACAACCTGAACACCGTTCAGTACAGAAGTGAAGCGGTTTGCGCCGGTAGGCCGAACAGTAATCGAAGTGTAAGGCCGACCGTCATTCACGGCGTTAGCCGGTTCAAGCAGAAAGTCTGTTCCCGCCCACGAAGTGCTGTATGTACCGTCGCCCGCAGTGTCCGTTTTCAGTGTGGTGATCGTACGTACGTCGTCAACATGCAGTTTGCCTGTGCTGCCAGCCGTGTACGTGTAAGTGGCCGCTACAGACGAATAGAAGAACCGTCCACAGTAGGCGTCGATAGACCGCGAAGCCGACTCGATAGCCGCCTCAAGTTCCGTATCGTCATCCGTGTCGCCGATAGAAACGTACGACTTCAACTCGGACAGGGTTGCATAACCATTGACTATCGCCATCAGCCCTGCTCCTTGTCGTAGGCTTCCTCATCCAAAAAGATCCCGTGCTTATCGTGGCACGTCTTCACACCGGTATGGACATACACCGGCACATCCACCGACTGCAACCGCACACAGAAAGACAGGTCCTCAGAGAAAGTCCTAGGACCGCCCTTCATCCCCGTAGGGTGAGTGATCGGGTCGAACCACACGTCGCCATGCGTGCGACGTACCTTCTCTAACGCACGCCGATGGATCAACACACACGCGGCACCCGTACCGGCAACCTGCATCAGACGATCACGCGGATAATCTTCGATAGGCCGGAAACCGACCTCGCCAGATTCTAACTCCAAATATTCGTAGACTGTCGGCTGGATACGGTACTTCTCTGCATGAAAATCGCCACGCGACTTCCGGGTCAATTTGAAACACAGCCCGCCAACTACCGGCCTCGCATACTTGTCTGCTGCTGCAACCAGCCTGTCCACCGTATCCGGGGCGAACCCCATATCGGAATCGACAAACCACAACCATTCGCCGTCGGTATTATCTAGAAAGTCTTTGGCTACACGGTTGCGTCCTGCAACAATGCCGCCGGTACCGGCAACCTGACGGAGTTCCTTACCGCCATCCCGGACGATCCTGCCTGCACCCAACATGTCTGCCATAAGCAGGTCACGATAGGAAAGGCCGAAACATGCGGACCATGTGCCGCCGTCCAAATATCCGACGACGACCGTACCCGACGCCGCCACCGTCAACCCTTCGGCAGATTCTTTGAACCATCAGTACGAAGCGCCGAACGTTTCTCGCCGGGTGCAGCAGTAGCCTGTTCGACAGGCTGTTCAAAAGCCCACCGGAAAGCCTTAACGATAGGATCACTATCGTCATACTCTTGCCCACGAGCGAGGGTAATGAACTGGCCGGACACCGGATGCGATACTGCTACCGGGGATGCGTGTGTTACTGTTGCCATGATCGACACCTTTCGTAAGACAGGGTTGCAGGGTTATGCGGGATGGCCGGACCCTGCGACCAACCATCCCGCATACTTACTGATTAGGCGCTAGTTTTATCTTGGAGCAGACGGAAGGCGTCGTCGTTCACCGAGTCAGAACCGGTACGCCAATGTGCATACCAGCCCCGCCGACCATCAGGCAGGTTGTTGGCAGTGTTGAACAGGTGCGGAATAAATTCGACCGCAAAGGACCCCGGTTTGTCTACGACCACGAAGTTGGAGAAATCGCCGAAGACGATCTCGTTGTCCAATGCGGTAGTAGTCTGCACCGAAGGTGCCTCGTCCGACTCGACCTGTGGCCGACCCAAAATGCGGTCAGACACTGGAGCAGAAAGATCGCCAGAGAACGTCGAACTCACTGCGGTACCTAGCCGTTTGATCGCCAAAGAATACACCGGGTTCATAACCCACGTACCGTTTGAACGGTAACGGACAGGCACCCCACGGTACAGCGCATGAATGTCCACCTCGCCGATGGTTGCCGCCGTGGTCGAAACAATCTCGACGTTAGTGTTGGCATCCAAGGCAGTAAAGATTCCGGTAGGCTGGCCGCTGCCAGAACCGGTCGCGTGTGCTGCGCCTTCGAGACGGTCCCGTGCATCCCCAAACATTCCAAGAACGTCCGACGCTAGACCGGAAATGTCCTCGAACGCTTCAATGCTGGTCTGCACAAACGCCTGCGCTTTGTATGTCGGGATGTTCGGTTTAGCGAACGTCGGAGAGTCGTCAGACACCTCGACCAGTTCCCCGTCCCACGACGCAGTGACACCCGCCGAAGAAACACCGTTCCAACTGTTACCCGACGTGAGACCCACAACACGCGAAATGTTGCGGATCACATTCGAACTACCCGCATTAGTGAGGATCACTGTCGGGTCAAGGTGAGTAGGAACAAGGAACCCGCCGTTAGCGTTCGTTCCCACCGACAATGCGGCACGCTCTTCCTCAGTAAGGTGCACACCGGAACCGGTGACCATCTTCGCCCAAGCACGTTCGTACGTTTCTGTAGAACGCGCAATCAGGTTACGGACCCACTGGCGGTCGCCAGCGTGACGTTTCAACGTGCTACGTACATGCTCCATGTTTTCTGGAGACGCCACACGATCCACGAGTGCACGGGTTGCCGCGTCAACAAGTTGACTACGGGTCGCGTTACGGTCCTCAAGAATATCTGCCGGATCTTTGTCCACACGGAAATTCACTGTACGGGCAGCAATACCGTCATCTGCCGTTTCAGCCGCAGTTTCGCCAGCCTCAAGCCGTGAACGTACCTCAGTGCGACGCTCTTCACGCCGGACCAGTACCTCTTCGGTTGCAGCCAACTCGCGGTCTTCAGTTTCGAGCCGGTCAAAATCTGCTGCTTGCGTGTCGTCAAGTTCTGTCAACTCGGCTAACGCACGCAAACTGTCTCGGGTCGCCTCTAGGCGCTCCCTAACTTCTTTGAGCGTCATTCGCTCTTCTCCTTATCGGTGTACCAACCGGTTTTTTCCAGTTGGAGACGGCGCAGCCGCTGCATACGCTGGCGCTGCGAAGACACCTCGGAGTGCGTCTGCGGCTCCTCAGTCACTACTGCGGCTCCATTACGGGAAGTGCCTGTGGCGGCTTCACGGTCGGGAGTGCGGATCTCTCGCGCACGCGAAAGAAGATGGTTATAACTGTCCGGGTTTTTCTGACGGAGACGGTCATAGAAATCGTCGGTCATCGACCGAACCGCCGCAGTCGCATCAGGATTAGCCGGAAAAGCGACCGGCCCAAACTCCATGACCCGCATCTCTTTAATGTCCCGCTCAGGTAGACCCTGCGGGTTGTGCTCAGACTCGCCCGGTTCTTCGTTCCACACGTCTTTGATTACACGGAACCGGAAAGACGAACCGTAAACTGGAGGGTTAGACCTTAAGCCCGGTTCAAGATCACGGTTATAACTGGTGTCGAACAGGGGCACCTCATAGTACGGGCCGGTAGCGTCCTCACCCAGCGCACGGATAGGCCCAAGAACCTTGTTGCCGATAGACGGGTCGTAACCGTGATCGAACAGCACACGCATATTGCTACGGTTCTCTGCGATAGTCTTTTTGAACGAACCGGGCGAAGTACGCTCCAAAAAACGTCCCTCAAACATGCTGTCAATCTCATACCACCGGTCGAACACCGAGAAATGCCCAGACATCACGCCAAGGAAACCGTCACCACCGTCGTCGTCTGTGCGCATCTCCACGCCCACCTGCGGAACCACGGCACGGACCTGCTCCAACTCACGCAGAAAATCTTGCCACGTCTGATCTAAAGTCATTTTTGACCCTCCGATTGTGCCCCCGGTGCTTGCAACTGCACACTAAACACGCCCGTATGTTTCAGCAGCCTGATGTCGTCACCGTTGATTGAGGCGACCACCGACGACGGTTCATAACCTGCCTCAGTCAAAGCCTTGATCGCCTGCGCCTGTTTCGCCTGCACATCCGCAGTATCTTTCAAATCATCCTGCAAGAACGGGATACGCTTCACGTCAAACCACAATTCGGCATTAGCAGGTGGACGGGTCAAGGTCTCCAAAGACGCG